CCGAGACAGGTCCACCCCCAACACCTCATAGTCCCTGAGTCCACCAACCCTGGGATAGCGAGGGCCCTCCGTGCGCGCTCTAAGCGCCGCGGCATAGGCCCACAGAACCGGCACCCCATCATTCAGGATGGACTCGCACAGGGCGACCCCATAGAGATGCTCACGAGCATAACGAGGCTCACGAAGATGGACATGGGAGGACCCGCTGTGGCTAAGAGCACGCGTCCAATCACGAACCATTTTCCAACCTCTCTCCGTCCTGACAGGGGCCGACCGCCCAAACCGGACCTCCTCAAGCAGCGACACGCGTCTCTCCAGGACCATCTCGTGGCCCGAAATGCGGAGCGCGATGTCAAAGAACCCAGTGTGGACCGCCAAAGCGGCAGCACGCGGCAAGAACAGCAACGCATTGTCACCGTCAACCAGACAGTTCCACCGCACCCGAAAGTGCGACATCACCCCGGCGACGACAGCCAACATGATCAGGGAGTTACCCATCCCAGTATTGACGTCACCACTTGCCCTACCGCCTTGGCGGCTGAATTCGACACCGCTGAACGTACGACCCGCATTACGCAACTGGACTGTCAACATCTTCAACAACGCGGCGTCCCCCGCGTAGGCAGATGAATAGACAGAATGTTCAGCCTCCAGTTGCCAGACATCCACGTGCGCCTCAAAGGCCCTGCCGTCAACCTCGAACACCACGCAGTCACCCACGTCCCGCATCTTGCGGGCTATGAGATTGGCGCGCTGCACCTGGTTGAGGCCTTTGGCCACCACCCTGGAGTTACCTCCAGTACGGGAGAAAACCCCTGACTTCAGGTTACCCCAAAGCCAGTGTTCGAAGGGCTTAAGGTAGGAAGAGAGAGCCAGGTTGAACCTGTACGACCTAGGGAAAATCATACGCGGTTTCGCGACCTTCCACGGCTCCCACTTCTCCGCCTTCACAAAGGCCTTCAGACGAAAGTCCGACGAACGCAACGGACCTTCCTCCACAAGCGACCTATGTGCCTCAACGTACCTCCGGCGCATGGCACCCGAATATGAATGCGCCGTCTCCAGTAGCTCCCACTTGGGGCGGTGGAACCGCCGAGCCACGATCCTAAGGCGTGCGAACGCCGTCAAAACGGACCGTCTCTCGGCGGGTACCGCCAAGGGTG